AAAAATGCTTGACGCTTAGCTCCATCAGTGTAGTTTTTATAGTTTTCAAACACATCTTTTAAATAATGTCCTATCGTTCCTGTGTCGGGAGAAAACCATTGTGACTCAGCTAAAATCATATTTGGTACTACTGCTGTTGGGTGCACATTAGTTAATTGACCTGGAATTAAAGATACAAACTCACCATTAAGATAATCAGTATGTCCTGACCAAGCTGTAGTGATAATAGGTTTTTTAACTAATGAAAATTCAAGTAATGGACGACCAAAGCCTTCACCCTTAGTTAAATTAACCATTGCTTTTACTTTAGGGTGACTATATAATTGGCTAATTTCACTATCACTAAAATCACCGTGCAGTAAGTAAACATTAGGTACGTTTACACTATTAACGCTGGCTCTGATTTGGGCAATTTTATTTAGAATATCTTCTCGATCCATATATGATGCTCCAGCTCCTGATGTTTTAAGAATCAATGCTGGTTTTTTCATTTTATTTTTAAAGGTTTCATAGAAGGCTTTAACTAATAAACCAACATTCTTTCTATCCTCACCTACATCACCTTGCAACCAATGTCCTAAAAACAAATAAGCAAAATCTTCTTTAATTGAACTTAAATCAATATCTTTAACTTTAGATGTTTCTAATGGATAATATTTTTCAATATCTGCTCCTTCAAATAATACTTCAACGGGTTTTTCTAGTTTAATAATACGAATTACTTGATTAGATTGTTGATCCTTCTGTTCAAAAGTAGTATTTTCAAATACCTGCTTTGCATGATTAGATGAAACCAAAGTAATATCCATTCTATTAACTCCATCAATCCATTCTGGAGCACAAACAGTAGTTTCAATACCTGCGGTAAAACCAATATTATATTTTCCAATTGGTTGAAATTCATTAGGTACAGTTACCTGAGCCCAAATTTCGGGTTGTTTAGGTAATTGAGGTGTAGTTAACAGGTACTGCTTTAAAAATAACCATTCAACATGGTCTTCAATAAAGTTCCAAGGTGTATTACCCCAACGTTGTGGCATAATTTTTACCTCATACTTATCTAATTCAATAATTGATTTAACTAAATCACGAGAACGTGAACCATATCCTGAGTATGTATCGATTGGGCAACTTATTACAAATAACGGTTTCATTAATATATTAATTTATGTACAACTTGTTTTTTCTTTTTCTCACCAGCTAAAATTAGCTCGTATTTTTCTCTAGGTGTCCAGGTGTTAAATAACTTATCAACACTGTTAATAACTCGTTCACCCATTTTTTCAGCACTTAATCCGCCTTCATCACTCATAGCCCATTCACGACCTGCTAATCCCCGTCTTTGTCTTTCTTCAAGACTTAAATTGTAAATAGCCTCAATTTGGTCAGCAGCATCTTCGGCTTCACACCTGTCATCAAAAATGTAAGGTGTTGGTACTGAACCAACTAGTGAGCGAGATGTTGGGTATACTGGAAAGGCCCACTCGCCATGTTCTTTATAAGTACCTCTATGGTTTGATGGAAAATTCTTATCAAAATCCATCCATTTACCGTCTTTAACAAAGCGCATTTGGTCTTGCATTCCTCCCGTTACGTTAGCGATAATAGGTTTACCTGCTAACATAGCTTCAGTTAAACTTAATCCCCAACCTTCATTAGATGTTAATAAAATTTGAGCGTCTGCAATGTTATATATCCAATTTAATTGTTGACTACCTGTAGGGCCATCAGTGAATATAACATTACAATAATCCTCAGGACATAGTAATTCAACTACAGCATTTAAATCAGTTCCATTATCATCTACTCGTTGAGTATGTAATATTAAACAACATTTTTTAGCTTGTTCTTTAGATAATCTATCTACAAAATGCCTAAACGCTAAGATAGTATCTGGAATCTGTTTGCGCCTGATGTTTCTTGAGTTAAAGAATAAGACAAAATTATAGTCTGTCCCCTTAAATAGTTGTTTTTTAAAGTCTAAAAATTCTTTAGATTTAAATTCCTCATTAGTTAAAGGCCTAAAAGTGTTTTGGTTTACACCGTGAGGAACATAATCAATAACTTTGTTTTTAGCTTTATCACCTAAAACCAATTTATTAATGTTTACTGTTTGTTTTGAAATACCTAACAACGCATCACAAGACTCATAAAAAACCTCATTGTACAATGGTGCTGGGTAGTCATCCCAAATGTTTAAATAAATAATAGGGGTTGTTTTGCGGATTTCATTTTCAATCTGGAATAACCAAGCCCAATAGCGAGGGTCAGTAATTAAGAAAATAGCATCTGGTTTTTCAATCTGAATTAATTGTCTTAGTAAGTCGGGATTTCCATACCCGTCAATTGGGTATAAAAATACGCTAGCATCATTAATGCCAATTTGGTTACCTGTATCAACGCTAATGTCAAATTTTTGACCAGCCTCAGGATGGTTAATAGCTCCACCAACATTCACCCAATTGTAGCGGTGACAAGTGTTAATTACGATTTCACGACCTACGTGAGCTACACCCGAATGAACTCGAATGTCATCACACATGATCATGATTTTTTTACGTTGGTCTTTTGGGATATAGTATTTATCCACTAATTCTTTATTTGGCATAACTGTTTTTTTAATAAATTACTTTCCTACTGTGGTTTGACTGTGTAATTGTTTTCTAAATTCATCGTCGTTAATATACAAATAAACTGCACGATTAACAAGTTTGTTTAAAGTAAATTTTCTTTTTACACATTCAATTTTGAAAGACTCAAATAATTCTGTTTTAATTTTTACTGAGGTTAATGATAAATCTTTTTCCATAACGTTATATTTGTATATAAATATATAATTAGTCTTATTCCATTAACTTATCACACAAAGAAGTTTCATTAAATGGGCAAAAAGAACAATGTCGTCCCGGGTTTTTAGGGTATATTTTTTGTTGTATTTTGCCATCTTTTTCAAAACAATCTTCAATAAATAATTTCATTTCACTTAATGCTTTAGTCATTTTATTTTTACCTGAAGCAGGAATAAATTCTTGTACTCGCTTAGGGGGAAATAAAGCATTTTCATTTATTTTTCGTCTTACAATAAAATATTGAATGTTTATTTTTTCAACATCAATATTAAATTCTTGAGCAAAAAATTGTTTGTATAATATAAGTTGAAATTGTTTTATTTCATCTTTTTTAGCATAGTCATTCCATCCACCTGTACTTGTTTTAATATCAAAAATATAAAAACTATCATACTTTTCATCATATAAAACAAAATCAAGAAACCCTTTATACAGTACTGAAGGGTATTCAGGGTGTGGGGTAATTACAAGAGGAAGTTCAATTCCCACTAAATGCCATCCTCGTTTACTAAAATATGAGGATCTATTCTTTTTAACATATTCTAAAATAGCAACGCCATCCTCATAAAACTCATTTAATTCCTCTGATGTAGCAAAATGTTTATCGTCATTAGCCTTTTTTTCATCTGAGTAGTGAAATATTAATCCCTCATATAGTTTATCATTTAAATCTATTTTATCAGCAACCGTTCCTGCTACTTCGTACATGACTTTTAACCAGTCTTGAACCGTTTCATGAAATGCCTTACCAAATACAGTATGGATAGAAGGTTTGTATGTTTTATTCTTATCTTTATAAGTAAGTGCCCATTTATAATGGCAAGTCTTATACATTGAAAATTGACTATACGATACCGAATTATTTTCTGAGTAGTCAATAACCTTAGGAGTGTGTTTTTTTATCTCCTTGAGTATTTTAGGTAACTTTTTAGCCATTACTTTAATTCTTTAACTAGCTTTTTGATTTCTTTTTCATTAATTCCCATTCCACTTAAAATACTTTCAACCCCTGTTTTATCTAATAGGGTTGAGTACTCTTCGGCTTCACCTAAGGAACATGAAAAATAATCAGCAAGTTTAGCTACTAATTCATCATTAGGACTTGTGTAATTACTTTTTACATACTTGAAAAATATTTTCTTTTTCGGCAACATACTTTTATACAGCAAATAAATTTTTTTCTTTTCGGTATATGGGATTTTTTGTACTATATTAACTAAATCAACATACGGTTCATACATAGAAATAAATCTATGAATTATGTAAGGATTAAAGGACTCTCTATCATTTTCTTCAAAAGAGTCCCAAC